AAAGCCTGCGGGCGGCTTCGGCCCCTACTCCTACGCATGGACGCTTGTGGCGAACGGCGGCGGCACCGCTTCGGTCGCGGTCAACCCGAGCAACGCCACGACCAGCTTTTCCAAGCCGAATGTCGCGGTCGATCAGGTCTTCACCGACACTTGGCGGGTCACCGTCACCGACAGCACGGGCGACACCGCCACGGATGATGTCTCGGTCACTTTCTCCAATCTCTCCACGGGCGGGGGCTTCGAATAATGACGCTTATCAAATACACTGACGTTGCCCGCAACACGCGCGGCGATAGCCTGCCCGATTACCGGCTTCAGGTTGTTACCAGTGCGGGGGCTGGCGTTGACATTTACTCTGATGGCTCCGGCACTCGCTTCCGCGATGGTTCGGGCAATGTTGTCAACTACGCCACGGCCAACTCGTCGGGTAAGGTCGAGTTCTACTGGACGCCTGCAACGGGGCAAATCCTTCAAGTTCTCGACACCAGCGGCACGCTTGTTGATACCGATGCGGACTTTGCCGACAAGTATGTGATTGCGAACCTTGCTGGCGAAGTGCCGCAAGCGAGCGTCACGGACCTTGAAGACGACCTCGCCGCGAAGGCCGCTGTTGCCGACCTCTCGTCTTCTGATGCGGCCAAGGGTGCGGCCCTTGTTAAGCGGAGTGACGGGCTAACTGTGCAGGATGCGGCAAGCAAGGAGCCGCTTCTCGTAGATGCGTTCTACGAGGCGGGGGATGGCACCGACGATGCGCCATCCTTCGAGCGGGCCTTTGCTGCGGCTGTGACGGATCGCCGTTCCATCGCCTGCACGCCGGGGAAGTCCTACCGCCTCCTGACCAGCGTGGACATTACGCCTGAAGCCGATGGCTGGACCGCCCCGCTGCTTGGCAACAATGCCAAGATCATCCTCGGCGCGGCTGTGCCCACGATTGCCCATGAGGCTGCGGGCTTTCGCTATCGCGGCATAAAGTCGGGTGCTTCTGCAAACGCGACGCGCCCCCGCATCAACAACCTGCTGATAGACGCGCAGAACATCGCCTTCTCGAATGGCGTGCGCGCTATCGGCATGGAGAACGCAAGCGGGTGGGTGTTCGATAACGTCGATGGCGAAAACTACACGCAGGGTTATCACATCGTAAACGTCCGCTACGCCGATGGCGGCGCGGTCGGCAGCATTCCCGGCAAGATGGTCAATTGCGACGTACGCGGCGCTGTCATTGCCAGCATCCCCGGAACGAACTGGTATCCTTATTCCGATGTTGGCGATTTAGCTACCGTGTCCGCTGGGGGTTCAGTGGCAGCAGGCGCTAAGGCGCTCATTGCCGTGCCACAGTCGGGCACTACCGGGACGGGAATGCCCAACATCGCCGCTGGCCAAGTCTGGACCAACCCAACCGGGTCGCCCATCGCTGTTCCTGCGACTGTTACTGAAGCGAACCTGACTTCAGCAGGGTTCACCAAGGATTCCACGCCCTATACGCATAACTCGGTCACGGTTTCCGGCGACGTGTATATGTATTACACCACAGGCGGCGCGAAAGTGGCCTACTCCCCGGTCGCGGGCGGTGCCAACATCGTGCAGGACTGCTATTTTTACGGCGGGCGCTATGGTGCCTATACGCAAGGTTCTGCCGGGGCGCAGTTTATCCGCGTAACGACCGAGCAGGCCACGCGCGGGATCGTCGCGGAATGGTCGGCAACGGGTGTGCGGATCGAGGATTGCCGTGTGAGGGAAACCCTCTCTTCCGGTGTCCTTCTGGGCTACGGCTGCACGGGTTACCGGATCAGCGGCACAACCGTTGAATGCCTGACCTCGCGCTGGGTCGGTGAAGCCCTGTTCAATATTCAGCTTAGTTCCGGCTACGGCAAGGTCATCAATTGCGGCACTTCTACGCGCGACAACGTGACTGATGGGCAGTATCACCTGCATATCGCGGTCAACTCGCCCAACGTGGTCGTAGACGGCTTCGATGCCGAAGGCGATTGTCTACGGGCGTATGTCTGCATCGAAAGCGCGTGGAATAGCAGTATTTCGGGGGCAAACCCCGAACACTACCCGCAATCCAGCTTCTACGGTGGGGCGGCATCGGTCGACATGACCGGGATAGAGCTTCGCAATGTCGTCGTGCGTGCAAACACTACGAAGGCAGCTGCTGCAGGCGCAACCGCCTTCTGTTTCATGCAGGTTACGGATGCTGTAAATGGCGACATCGGACTGCCCGCGCCAAAGATGATTGGGTGTCAGGCCGAAAGCGCAAAGCATGTCCGCACCTTCAAGATTTACGAAGGCTCGACCACGGCGAAGCAGATCAACAGCATGGTTTTGGAGGAGTGCCTTTTCAAGCAAGAGGCCAGCCCCACGACTGCCGCAACTCGAATGGTCTTGCCGCGTAAGTGGGCGCATTTTGCGCGCGTCGCAAACGTTACCAATCTGGATGACAACCTTGAACGAGCCGTACCCAACGTTGCCACGCCCGACCTGACTTTCGGCAAGTATTGGTTTGACTCCGGCTCCACCACGCTGAACGGCATTCTGGGCGGGCAAGGCGCGACGTTTTCGGAGGGTTACGAAGGGCGCGAGATTATCGTGCGCGGCAACAGCTCGCGAGCATGGAGCACCGTGTCTGGCGTAAGCGGAACACGCGATGGGCTTAGGCTAACTGGTAGCCCGATCACCCCCACCAGCGTCCAGCGAATGCGGCTGACCTTTAATCGGACTGTCTTTAGCTGGATTGGCGGGCTGGTTTGATGCTCGCCGCCATCGGCGCTTTGGCAATAGCGTTCGTCCTGTTCCTGTCATGGCCGATTAGCGGTTGCCTGTTCGACTGGCTGCAAAGCAGGAGGCGGCGGTGATCGAGGGTATCCTAACGGGCCTCCGCATCGGCGCTTCCCTGCTGTGGGCGTGGATCGCTGTGCGGGTCCTCATCGAAAGCTGGCACGTAACCGAGCAGCCCGCCAGTGTCCGTAAGCGAGGCTGGGGCTACTGGCGCGCAATGCTCCTGGTGATGGCCTTTGTGATCGTCGGGCTGTTCTCGCCTGAAAACATCCTGCGGGCAAACGGGTATATCACCGAGCAGACCGGCTTCTGGATGATGTCTGCCGGAGTGGTGGGACTGCATGTCTGCGCCTACCTTACGCTGATGGGGCTGGATATCGCGACCGGCAAGGGCAACCGTGCTTGGCCTGCATATCCGCTCCTGTCCATCGTCTCGCTAATCTACGGCCTCACAAGGGGTGTTTTATGAAGCCTATTCTGGCGCACCTCCACGAATACGGGGCAGTCATTTTCGGGCTTGTCGTGGGCACGGTTGCTCACTTCGGGCGGCTGCTGTCTGACGGGCAGATGCCGACTTGGACGCAGGCGCTTGGCTACTTCATGCAGCTCGGCATGATCGGGCTGGTGGCAGTTGTGGCCACGAAGATGCTCGGGCTGACCGATGCGGACACGCGGGCGCTTGCCACGGCCATACTGGCGATTTCGACGCAAGAGGTTGTGCGGTATCTCAAGGCGCGCGGTTGGCAGCACCTTGCCCGCTATGCTGCCCCCGGTGAGGCTGCGCAGGCCGAGCAGGAGTTGCGAGCATGGGAGCATCAGCTTTCGCGCGGCGACCTGCAACGGCTACTCAAGAAGCTTGACGAGCAAGACTGAGTTTTCCCCGAACATTTACAGAACAACGTAGTCCGCGAAGGTGGGCCGCGCTATCACAGTAAACGAAGCTCTGCAAGAGCGTTGTGGGAGGGATCGTTTGAAGATCGACCCTGAACTTTATTCGTATTGCACCGACCGCCAACGCGAGGTGCTTGAAGCTTACGAAGAACACGTCACCGGCCCTGCGGCTGCGGAGGCCCTAGGCGGCACCGACCGCACCTATCCCGACAAGGTATTGCGAGACGTTCGGAAGAAGGCGGCTCGGGAGGGGTATGCACCGGGACACTTTCAGGACGGCGTTGCCCCCGGCTACCTTATGGGCAAGGTCACGGTGCAGCGAGGCCCGGGCGGCGTCGAGCGCGTATGGGAGCGGCAGTCCCCCGATCAAACCCGCGCACTTGAGGCGCTTAGGGAAGTCGTTGAAGGCATCCAGTCGGACATCGAGCCAGCGCCCCGGGTCAAGGCTCCGGCGGTTGCTAACTCGGACCTCTGCAACCTTTTCACTTTCACGGATTACCATCTCGGAATGCTCGCTTGGCATCGCGAAGGCGGGCAGGATTGGGACCTCCAGATTGCCGAAAGCACTCTGCGTAAGGCGATGGCCGCAATGGTTTCGCAAAGCCCCATTGCGCACACGGCAGTGGTCAACATTCAGGGGGACTTCCTGCACACGGATGGCCTGACGCCGGTTACGCCTGAGCATGGCCATGTCTTGGATGCTGACAGCCGTTTCCCGAAGATCCGCAAGGCAGCTATCCGCCTGATCCGCGAACTTTGCCGGATGGCGCTGGAAACGCACATGGAAGTGCATCTTATCCTAGCGGAAGGCAACCACGATCAGGACAGCATGGGCTGGCTGGCTGACAGCTTCGCGGTCCTTTACGAAGATGAGCCGCGCTTGACGGTCAACGACAGCAACCTCCCCTTCTACGTGGTGGAGTGGGGCGAAACGATGATCGGTGTCCATCATGGGCACAAGGTCAAGAACGAACAGCTTCCGCTCTTGTTCGCGGCTCAATACGCGCAGGCGTGGGGCCGCACCCGCCGCCGTGAAATCCATTGCGGGCACCGGCACCATCGGGACGAAAAGGAATACAACGGCGTCACGGTTGTGCAGCATCCGACACTGGCGGCCCGGGATGCCTATGCAGCGCGCGGGGGCTGGATTGCCGACCGCGCGGCTCAGGCGATCACCTACCACAAGCGATACGGGCAAGTGGGCCGCGTCATGGTCTGCCCTGAAATGCTGGAGGAGGCGGCGTGAGCTGGACTCAAGGCGTCATGCTCCGCGAGGAGATGGACGAGCAGATGATTGCGCGCCTTGAAGCGGCTTACACGCGGCAGACCGGCGAAGAGGCTAAGATCGAATTCCTGACTTGGTTCACGCTTGATGGCTCGGACGCGATTGCTCACTTCGACAGCCAGCGTGGCTTTAGGCTCGGGAGGGCGGCATGATACCCTCGATATTCGACATTGGCGTAGATGCAGCGGACTACGTTGCCCCCTACCCTGTCACCTATAGCAATTGGGATTTGTGCGAGGGGCTTCCTGACGAGGAATTGACGGTGGTTTTCGAGCCGGACTTCTGCGCCAAGCTGCCGGAGGAATGCCCTGAAATGCTGGTGGTGGACGAAGGCGACTTTGGCGATGAATAGCGCCGCCCAAACCCTCCGCGATGCTGCTGATTGCGTGGCCACGAGCGCCATTGGCGAGATCAAGTCCGACGAGATTAAGCTAATCGCCTACCACATTAAGCGCCTGTGTGGCGCGGCTGATGTCGGGGAGGAAACCCGTCTCCTAATCAGGATACTAGAGCGATGAACCGCAAGCCCATCTTTGACCGCGTGCGCGCCATGCTTGGCCGTGGCTTTCGCAAGTCCGAAGTAACCGCGCTAGACATGGCGATAGATGCCGCCTTTGCCGATCCCATCGACCTTGGTCCCACTAAGGTGCCGACCGTCAGCAAGGCGGGTGTCGATCTCATCAAAGAGTTCGAGGGCTGCCGCTTAGAGGCATATCCCGACCCCGGCACTGGTGGGGAGCCATTCACAATCGGATATGGCGCTACGATGCTTGACGGCATTCCGGTGTCCCCTGGCCTAGTCATCACGCAAGAGGATGCCGACGAACTGCTGGCAATCGACATAGAGCGCCACGCGGATGACGTTCGCAAGTATCTTGGCACCGCACCTACCACGCAAGGCCAATTCGACGCTCTGGTTAGCTTCCACTTCAACACAGGCGACCTTGGCCGGTCCACCTTGCTGCGGAAGCATCTGGCGGGGGACTATGAAGGCGCTGCCGAGCAATTCGGGCGCTGGATTTTTGCAAACGGCAACAAGCTAAACGGGCTGGTTCGCCGCCGCAAAGCCGAGGCTGCACTTTACCGGAGTTAACGGGGGGATGCCATGAAGGGCGGATTAATCGTGGGCGGTATGAGCATTGCCGCTACAGGGAATATAGCCGCCTTCTGGTGTGCCGCTGTCTCGGTGGGATTGGTTATTGCTTGGCGGTGGGCGGGCTAGCCGTTAACCCCCTTCGCCCGCAGTTCGGCCCTCAGACGCTCACTCTCCTCCCGCAACGCCGCGCCACGGTCATGCTTAGCGATAGGGTCGTATCCGAGCAGTTCGGTGGCCTCATCGATCGCGCCTTGCAGCCGATCGCTAGGCTCCTTGCCACGACCCATACCCGAAAGCTGCGCTGACGCTGCGGCGATTGTTCGGGCCAGTAGGTCTTCCATTTGTTCTTCGCGTGTCATCCTTCACTCGCTTTCTTCCGCTTATGCAGACGGTCCATGATCTTGCGCCTCTCTGCTCGTAGAGGGCTTAGGGCAGTAAGGGCAGCGTCTATCTCTGCCAGCCTACGCTTCTCTGATGGGGTGGCGTAGTCGAGGGGGTTAGGCATCGGGCGCTTTCGGGAGGGGCATCCAGTGAGTTGGTCGAAAATGCTCTGCGGGAAGACGCTCCCACCCCGCGTCACCGCGTGTAGCCCATTCAGCGCCGCGCCATTGGCAATCAGGTATGCGGCCAGCTTCGGCAACGTAAAGGTCCACCTCCAGCCCATCCTTCGGCGCGGTTTCAATCGGCTGCCAGCCCATACTCAATCTCCTTGTCGGTGGTGGGGGTTAGGTGTTGCGGGCGCGGAGGGCAGCGGCGCAGAGAGCAAGCGCGGGGGTGGCACCAGTCGCTCCCGTGTCAAACGCTCGCTGGACGGGGTGGCGCAGCTCAACATGGCGCTTGCGAATGGTGTAATCCCACCCCTCCGGCACCAGCGCCATCGCGGCGTCGAGGGATGCGGTGAACGGCTTACTACCACCGTCATTGGCAAGCCGCCAACGGCCTTTCGCGTCCCTGGTTCCATCGAAAACGCACCACGCCCCGTTAAAGCGCGACTGCTCTACCCATGCGTTCGGCTTGCCAAGTATCGCGCGGCGGATATGCGCGTCCGTTTCTTTGCAAGGACCTTCCAGCGCCTCGATCCGCTCGGCCAATTCGTCATGCGTCATCACAACTTCCTTTCTCCACACATAATACAGAACCCCGCCCGCAAAGCAAGCGGAAAACGTCATTTATTTACTGGACAAAAGCAACGGAACATGCCATGAACAAATCACCATGCGAGACGCCGTTTTTCCAATGGCTCGACAAGCTAAACCGCCC